CACGAATGTGTCAATCGCCATGGTGTGTTCCTATCAGGGGTCGAAGGCGGTCAGCCTGTACGTCTCTGTCATCGTCCACGCGTCGTCCTCGAATGACGGCACGCCGCCCCCGGTCTTGACCGCGGAGACGCGGTCGAAGCCCGTCGCGCTCATGGTGGTCGAGAGCGCCGTCTCGATGTCCGCGGCGACCGTCCAGATGTCCGTCGTGCCCGCGTTCGCGTAGGCGATCACGAACTCGACCGTCATGTCGTAACGCTTGAGCGTGCCGAACATCGGCGTCACCACGGTCGAGGTGGCCGAGTAGACCATCATCGGCAGCGCCGCGTTCGACGGCCCCTCGTCTAAGTACATCCTGCCGCCGAGACGGTTGACCAGCGCGGTCGTCGCGTGCAGCCTCGTCTTGAGCGCGTCCATGATCGCCTTGGCCATCAGGCTTTCTCCGCGAAGGTTCGTTGGACCCACAACTTCACGATGCGAAGCGCCTGCGCGCCGACCGTCGCCACGGCTGGCCTGACGTACGGGCGCTGCGACAGGCCGCGCCGCCTGCTGCCGAACTCAAGCGCGCGCGCGTACTTGAGGTTCGACCCGTAGGTGAACCACATCCTGCTGGGCGCGATGTCGTAGGTCAGGACGGCGAACTCCTGCGTCGTGCCCTCGGACTTCTTGCCGAGCGGTGCGCGCACGCGGAACTTCTGGTCGGCGTTGCCAGCGATCGCCCACGACTGCCGCAGCCGTCCCGTATTGACGGCGGGCGGCTGGCCCGGCGACGAGGCCCGATGGAACCCGCGCGCGCGCAGGTTGCGGCCGCGCGCGCTTCCGCGCGCGACGCGGTACAGGCGGCCCGTGCCCGGCTTCGACAGGGTCGACCGCAGGAAGCGCGACAACTGGAGCTGCACGCCGAGCAGCCCGTTCGCGACGCCGCGGCGCATCGTCTCGTTGATCTTCTTCTCGTCTATGCGGACTGGGTCGCTCACAGCGTCACCCCCGGCTCCACCTCGACCGCGTCAACGACGGTCATCGTCAGGTGCGAAGCGGACTGCGCGGGCGACGTCTCGCCCGGGTTCGACGCACCCGTGACGCGCCAGTTCCGCACCGTGCCCGTGAAGCCGTCCCGCAGTTCGTCGTCTATGCGGACGTCGACCAGCCCCGACAGGTAGATCGTGCAGGACGTGCGCCCGCTCATCCTGCCTTGGAACACGTCGGAAGACTGCGCGCCCGGCTGGACGAACGCGCGGACCTCCGACTGGCGCGCGTAGGTGCGCGTCGTCTGGCCGTCCGTACCGAGTCCGATCGTCGGACGGTACAGGTACAGCGTCAGCCCGAATCGGTTTACCAGAGCCTCGATGCTCATCGAATCCTCTTGTACGGCCCGAGCAGCGATTCGATCTCCTTCGCCACCTCGTCGCCAGCGCGAAGCGAGTACGAGTACCCGCCGAGCGACTCGCTCGACACGCTCGCGTCCCGCGTACGGTCGCGAAAGAACTTGCCGACCACCATCAGCGTCGCCTGCTCGACGTCGGCAGGGATCGTCTCATAGCCGCCTCGGTAGTCGACAAGCACCGATCGGTACGACCGCATCGTCTGGCCGTAGACGATCCCGCTCTCCTCATCCAGTCCGTAGTCCGTAAAGAAGTCGGTGAACCCGTCGAGCAGGAACGCGCCCTGTCGGACGTCGCGCCCGGCCACGCGCGCGAGATAGCGGCTCGGCGCGTTCTTCACGGTCGATCCCGCGAAGCCAGCAACGAGGCTGACCTGCGCCGCCAGTTCCGTGATGGCGTCGTAGGTGTCAAGCGACAGCGCCGTCCGCGTCTCGACGCCCGCGCTCGTCCTGCGCGTCAACTGGAGCTCGCCGTTCGCGACCGACACCGCGGCGAGCGTGTCCGTCCCGTCCGTCGAGGACACGGACAGAACGCTTTCCTTGGTCACCGAGCAGAAGTAGATCGCCTGCACTGGCGGGTTCTTGAGAACGATCCTGTCCGCGCCGCCGTCGCGGAACTCGTAGTAGCGCGAAGCCTTGAACGTCCGGCCGCAGTGGCGGTCGACCCACGCGCTCGCGCGGTCGATGCACTGCTCAAGGATCGCGTCCGACGCCGCGCCCGTGATGCCGAGGAACGACTTCGCGTCAGGAAGCGTCGTGTGTGCCGTCGCGGATACCGCCATCGTGTCTCCTTCCCTTCTTCTTCGGCCTGACGCTCGGCGTGGTGGAATCCACGAACAGCGGCGCAGGCTCGGCCGCGCGCATCGCCAGCCCGCGGGAGACGAGCATCTGCGCGACCGTCTCCGTCGCGCTCACCACCGCGCCCGGGCGAAGCACGCGCCGCCCGACGCTCGGATCGGGCACCGCGCAGTTCCGCAGCACGATCAGAAGTTCTTGCATTCGGCTGGCCTCCCGTCGTCCTGGTACTTGGTGACGTACTGATGGATCGTCCGCAGGTCTTCGCCCGGCCACGTCACGATGAGCTGAAGATGTCCGATGCGGACGCGAGGCGTGACGCACAGGCGATTTCCAGACTCGGCGAACCGCTTCCAGAAGTAGATGTCATCGTCGGTCTTCTCGCCCGTCCAGCCACCCTCCGCGTTCGGGACGCCAAGGAACCAAGGCTTGGCCATCCGTCGCAGCGCGTCGGTGCGGATGAACGTGAGGCCGAAGTGCCCCGTCTCGCATGGGATCACCTGCCTGCGGAACTCCGTTGCCTCCACCCGCGTCATCCTCTTCCCGTCGCCGTCGACCATCGACAGAAGGCAGTGCTCGCGGTCGCGGCCGATCTGGAGCGGGAACAGCGCGTCCACGTCGGGATTCTGCTCCATGATCTGCCACATACGGACGATGTCTTCCGCGTCGAAGATCGAGTCGTAGTCGATCGTCAGGATGTACTTCCGCTTCTCGTCGGCGCAAATCTGCTCCATCATGCGCTGGAGCACCTGCCCCCAGAACACGCCGACTCCCTTGACGAAGTCGATCCCCAGTTTGGCGCAAGCGAGATGCGTCGCGCCCATCGTGTCCGTCCACGCGATGCGCGGCATCGACATGAGCGCCTGAACCTCGGTCATCGGGAACTTCGGGATCGGCGTCTTCACGCGCCGCGCGACCACGCGCAGCCAGTCGCCGTCCTCCCAGCGCGTCCCGTTGACGCCGCCCGCGATCTCCCACCCGGCAAGGCTCAAGACCTTCGCCAGCTTCTCGCGGTTCCAGATCGAGCGGTACTTGCCGCGCGCGAGGCAGATTTCCTCGACGCTCCCCGTCCCATCCTCGTAAGCCTTGACCGCCGCGTCAAAGTTCGGCACGTCGAAACGCGCCTCATCTCCATCCACCGACCGCGCCGCCGCGACCTCCTCGCCACTGACGGCCATCGCCAGAATATCGTTCGCATCCTTCATGGGTTCGCCTCCTGCCGTATGTATCGGCAGCAGCAGAATAGCGGCCCTGCGCGCTCGCGCGCGCAAGGCCGCCGGATGCGAAATGCCTTGGCGTCAGACCTGCGCGACGAATGCAGCGCCGATCTCGGACGCGGTCGTGCAGCCGTCCGCGGGGAGGCTGAGTTCCGCCATGATGATCGCCTCGGTGGTCGCGTGCGGCGTGAACAGGACGTTCAAGTACCGCTTGCGGCCGCGAAGATCGACGTCGTACACGATCTTGGCGAGCGCCGTGCTCTGCGTGGTGGTCACGGGCGTGAAGCCAGTGCCAGCCTGCGTCGCGGCGATGCTCGTCCAGTTGGTGCTGTTGTCGTCGTTCTCGCGGACCACGTTGTTCGTGGCGACCGTCGAGACGCCAGCGCTGGTGTTTCCGATGCAGTAGAGACGCGCGAAGGCGAATCCACGGGTGTCGATCGTCGCCGTGAGCTGGGACGCGTTGGTCGCGCTGATGGCTCCGATGACGAACTTGCTGTTCTGTCGCATTGTCGAGGTTCCTTCCTGTTGGCTGCCAGAGGGGGTCGGCGGATCGCTCCACCGACCCCCGGAGCAGGGGATTCAGTTCATCAGAGCGTCATCTTGACCATAGCGCCCGAGGCGGTCGAGCCGCCGACGTTCGCGCAAACGATGTCGAACCGCTCGGTGCCGCGCACCGCGATCTCGTCCTGCTCGAACGCGTTGAGCGCCGAGTCGGAGAACGCGATCGAGTTGGCCCGGCGGTCGCCGAAGTAGGCGGCCTGACGGAGGTCGCCGATGTACGCGAAGGTCGCGCCGCCAGACTCGCTGACGGGGATCACCTGCGCGAACTCGACCGGGTAGCCGAACCAGCGCGGAGCAGTCAGTCCGTTCGCGAACTCCGCGGCGGTCACGCCGCCAGCGGCGAGGGCGAGCCGCTCAAAGATCGCGTGATACGCGTTCTTGGAGCAGTAGACCTTGATGTTGTTGCGCTGCGCCGCCCAAGCGGGGAGCTTGCGGAGGCCCGCCGCGAGTTCGGCCGCGGTGACGCCCGCGTAGGTCGTCTGGCCGCCGTCCGACACCTGATAGGTGGCGTCGGTCAGCGCGTTCGCGAGGCCGACGATGCCGCCGTAGGTCGACGTGCCGTCGCCGTTGAAGCCGCAGTCGTCCTCCTTAAAGCTGAACGCGTACGCGATCTCACCAGCGATGTCGTCGCCGATGTTGATGACCGCATCCTCGTTCAGTTCGTTCGACACGGTCGTGAGCACGCCGAGCTTCTTCGCGGTGAGCTGCACCGAGTCGAAGACCTGCTGGCTCTCGGTGATGGCCGCGGCCTCGCCGACGAAGTACGCGTTCACGGTCGACGCGCGCTTGCTGAAGCGGAGCGTGTCGCTCGACATCGGCTTGATGGTCGCGTTGCGGCGGAAGACGCCGTACTGCTCGCGCAGGGTGATCAGCTCGTTGTCGAACTGCTCGGGGACGAGGAAGCCGCCCGCGCTGTTCACGCCCTCGCTGTGGCCCTTGGTGCGGATGAGCGAGAGGCCGTTGTCCTTGCAGAACTGCGCGGACTTCTGGTGACCCATCGCGGCAAGGCACCACGCGCCGAACTTGTAGGCGCTCTCCTTGCTCTTGAGGTTCTTGACCGAGCCGTAGACGCGGGCCGACTCCCACACGGGATTGGGCTTCGCGTCGAGATTCGCGTGAACCGCGAACTTCCGCTCGATCACTGCGTCGGCCAGAGTCTTGCGGACGTGCTTGGCGACGGCCTCCTCGGTGACGCCGTCGTTCTCGATCTCGGCCGGAGCGGCCGACTTCACGACGACGTCGAGGCTGTCGGGATCGACGGCCATGCCGGACTCGTCCACGATCATGTAGTTGTCGAGGATCAGCTTCTTCTGGGCGACGAGGCCCGGCTGTCCCTTGATCTTCCCGGCGCGCTCAAGCGCGGCGGCGAAGTCGCTGGTGTTCATGGTCTTCATGGGAAAACTTCCTGTCAGAAACGACTGGTGCTTTTCCTTACCGAACAAGGCTGCTTGCAGGCGACTCGCCGTAGGCTCTGCCGGACGGATCAGAGAAAGATGCGGCCCTGTGCGCGAGCGATCTCGCGACGAACCACCTCGTCAAGGTTGATCGGCGCGCGCTTCGTCGCGGTTGAGGGCACGCTGACGGTCACGACGGTTCGCCGCGGCGCGTCGACGCCGAACCACCGCTTCGCGGCGACGGGCGACATGATGCCCTTCTTCACCGCGGTGATGAGGGCGTCGGGGTTCGCCTGAAGCGGCGCGAGGCTCACCTCGAGCAGCTTCCAGCGCGAGTAGACGGTGTGCACGCGGTCGCCGTACTTGCGTCGATCGGCGTCGATCGCCTTGCGGACGCCGCCGTCCTCGGGGACGTAGCCGACGCTCACCGCGTTCACGATGCCTTGGCCGACGAGCGCGGCCGCGACCTCCGGGAAGAACTCGCCCTGATAGCCGTCCGGGCGCTGCGCGAACGTGAAGTCCCCGACGATCGTGGACTCCTTCCGCTTGAGTCCGTTGCATCGGCCCACTGGCTGCGCGTAGTCGTGGTTCCAGAAGAGCGTCGGGTTCCTGTCGAACTCGGTCGAGTTCATTCCCTGCGGGATCAGCACCTCGCCGTCGCGGTCGAGCGTCTCCGCGGTGATGACCGCGGTGAATCCTTTGGCGGTGCCCCTGAGTTCGGCGGTAAGCGCCTTGCGGGTGATGGTGTTCATTCGATTCCTGCCTCCCTGTTCAGTGCGCGGCGCGTCTCCTCGGCGATCGGCGAGGCCTCGATGTCGCGCGCGATCTGCTCCATCTCCGCGTCGAACGCTGGCTGCATGGAGCAGCGGCAGTTCGGATGCAGCGGCGGGCCGCTCACGTCCTCGAAGTCAAGGAGCATCTCCTTGTTCTTTCCTTCGGCATCAGGAACACCGAATAGCAGATCACCCTTTTGGAAGAACGGCTGATCGACAGGAACTGGCCTATTGCCGTACTGCTTCGCGGCGGCCTCGCAGAACTCGCACGGATCAGGCGCGAGCAGCCACGTCTTCCCAGTGACCATGCCAGTTGACTGCCACGCCTCGATCTCTGCGCTGCGCGCGGCGCGCGCGGCCTCGGTGCGGGCGACCGTGCGCGCGCGGTTCCACGAACCGTCCTGATCCTTCTGGCCCTCGGCCCAAGTCTGCACGCGGTCGGCAAGCTCGTCAACCGTCTCGCCGTTCTCAAGCCCAGTGCCGAGCACCTCGCGAACCTTGACGCTGGTCGTCTCGGTCACTCCCTGCGCGGTCTGCCGGGCGAGGCGGATCGACTCCGTCTCCGCGTACTTCGCGAGGTCTTCGCGCTCAAGGTCGAAGTCGACGTTCGTCGCGACCTTGGCGACGGTGTCGATGCCGATGGTCACGCCAGTCTGGATGGCCTCGCGCAGGTACGGCGCGAGCGCGTCGACCATCGCGCGCTGGTAGTTCCGCGACCGTAGCAGCCGCTCGGCCTGCGCGATGAGTTCGTCGGTCGGACGCTCGGACTTCGCGAGCGCATCGAGCAAGTCCTTCATCTGCTTGTCGAACACCTGCGACACGCCGCGGACCATGTCCTCCTCGGACTGGTTGATCTTTCGGCCCTCGGACTCTGCGCTCTTGGTCTGTATCCGATCGGATACAGAGCCTTCCCAGAGTGCCTTGTGAGAGACGCGCTTCGACTTGGCGCACCCGCAGCCGCAGAGCGCGTCCTTGCGCTCGACTGACTTCGCTCCGATCTGCTCTCCGCTTGTCGGCGCTTGCGGAGGAACGGCAGATGCGCCTTGTTGGATCGGGTTAAAGATGGACGCAATCGTCTCCGGCGAGATGGTCGGGAACGCAGCCGATGCGATGGACACCGCCGAATCCTTCGGAAGTTCGCCGAGCTGGATCGACTTCGCCAGATCGACAAGACTTGAAATCTGCGCCCCGTTGAGCGCGGTATCTGCGATTGCCTCTCCGGCGGGAACTGGCTGTTGTGCAGAAGATGGGCCTGCGACAGGCCGAGCAGGAGCGATCGGAGATGCGATGGGCGTCGGAACGCCACCAATCGGCTGCCCATTGACCATGAGTCGATCCGCATTCCTATCGTCGGAAGGCTCAAGACCCTCCTGCTGTCGCGCCTCGTTGGCGGTCAGGATGCCGCCCTGCACATACGAAAGCCGCTTGCCCGACTCCTGCACCTCGTCGCGCTTGACGGGGTTGTCGTAGGCTAGGAACGCGTCGTCCTCGATGCCGAACAGGGGAAGAAGCGACTGGTTCAGCACCTCTTCGTCCATGCGGCACGCGGGCAGGATGGTCGTCTCCTTCCAAGATGCGAAGCCCACCGTCGCGCTGGCGAGGTTCGGGTCGTTCGCGCGCAGCATCGAGACGGGCACGCCGAAGATCGCGGCGATCTCCTCAACGATCTCCTCGCGGCCCTCCAAGTCCTTCGGCGGGAACGACAGCGGCTTCAGGTCGACGTCGCCGGTCACGGCGAGGAACTTGCCAGTGCGCTGCGTGCCGCGGACCTTGTTCTCCACCTCCGCGGTGAACCTGTCGAGTTCGGCCTCGCTCGCGTTGCCCTTGATGACGGCGAGGTAGTCTGGACGGCTCTTGTTCTTGAAGAAGAAGTAGTCCATCTCGTGCAGCGCCTCGTTGGAGGTCACCGCACCCCACGCGGCCTCGACCTTGCCGAGGCCGTAGTACATATCGCGCGGGTTCGGGTACTTGAAGTGGATCACCTCGTCAGGCGCGAAGTCGACTTTCTGCGGGTCGGTCGGCCCGTATCGGTAGCCCTTGATGAACGGCTCTCCGCGCGCGCCTTCGCCCGGCACGATCTCCGTCCACTGGCTAGGCATCGTCCACAGTTCGGCAGGCACGCCGAGACGGCGGTCGATCACCGGGTGGACATAGGCGTTGCCAGTGAGTTCAAGGTAAAGCACGCGCAGGACGGTCGCGTCGAAGCCGTTCTGGTAGGGGTTGACCCGCGCGAGAAGGTCGAGCAGCGGGTGCCTGTCGGTGACGGCTTCGTAGTCGTCGCCGAACTCCGCGGCCTTCGACATCGCGAACCGCGATGGGAGCTGCGCGAGGTCGCCGGACAGATACGCCTTCGTTCGGCGATCCGTCCTGCGCGTGTTCCAGAGCTTCGCGCCAGCGCCGCGCGACCTGACGTACAGCCGAAGCGGCTGCGACGCGACGGCGATCGCGTTCAGCCGAGCCGCGGCATAGACCCAAGACGAGCAGTAGCGCACCGCCGCCTGATGGCTGAAGTCGGGACGCTTCACGTCCCGGCCGAGGAAGGTCATTCCGCTCGCGCTGGTGAACTTCGGCGGCACGTCGTCGGTGAACGCCGCCTTGGTGAATGCCGCCTTAAGTCGTTGGATCAGCGTCATATGGCTCTCGTCAGGAACGGCTTCCGCGCGCGCCTTGCGTGGACGGCGAGCGCGAGCGCGCACACTCCGTCATCGTGTCCCGCCGTCGCCTCGTACGAGACGTGCTTCCCCGAGTATCGGTATCCGAAGCCCTCCAGTTCCGAGCGCAGCCACCCGTCTGGGAACCGAATCTCCATCGTCTGCACCGCGATCTGGAGTCCTTCCATCAACTGCTGCTTCGACTGCGAAGTGAACTTGAAGCCATCGACGCGACGGCAGACGCGCTTCAAGTCCTCCACGATCGGGTCGCCGACGCCCGTCGAGTCGATCTGCGCGGGCGCTTCGCGGATGATCTTGGCGAGCTTCTCCCGCGTGAGCGCCCAAGGTCCCTGCCATCGGTCGAGCATCGCGACCGCGCCGTCCGCGTCGAGTCCGACGATGACCGTGAAGTCCTGGCTTTTCGCGAGGTCGACGCCGTAGACCTCGGCGGGTCGCGTCGAGAGCGGCCCGATGCACTGGCGCAGCGCGTCGAGTCCGAAAGGATTGCCGCCGTCCTCGGCTGGCACTCCCTCGTACTCCTGCGCGAAGACTTCGGGCGGCAGCGACCGCCGCGCCGCCTCGACCTCGTCCGGGTCAATGTGCGGATTCTGGCGCGTTCCGATGCGAAAGGCACGCATCGTGCCAGTAGTGTCACCTTCCGCCTCAGTGAACAGGCGGTGGAAATCTCCCGTCCCCTTCGGCGTGCCGAGGAAGAGCGCACTGCCCTTGCGGTCGGCGAGGGTCGGCCGCGCCGCGTTGCGCCACCATTCAAGGAGGTGCGGGACGAACCCGGCCTCGTCCACGACGATCAGGTCGTAGTCTCGGCCTCGGCCCGCGTCGACATCCTCAAGCGACCAGAAGTCGATGACGCCGCCTGTCTTGACTTCGATCCGCTTCTCGACGCGATCCATGCGCGCGGTCACGGGCGCGAGCGCGCGCTCGATGTCGCGCATGGGGTCGGCGAGGTACTTGTAGGTCGGCGCGAACCAGCCGACCTTGCGTCGGTTGATGGCGGCGCGCTGCGCCTTGACCTTGCCGTAGGTGGTCTTGCCCCAGCGGCGTCCGATCTCAAGGACGCTGAACCGAGCGAGCGCCGCATCGACCGTCAACTGCGACGGATGCAGGATCGAGGACAGCGGCTTAAGTTGCACCCTCATGCGTCATGCTGCACCTTCGGCGGCAGTTCCTCGATGGTGATGACCTCCTCGCGCACCACGGCATCGGTCTTCTCGCGCTGTCCGAGGTACTGCTTGCCGAGCCAGATCAGGAGCGGGACGCTGCCGTTCATGGCAAGGTCGACCTGCCTCCCGCGCAATTGCTCCGCGAGTCGGTTTCTGCCACGGGCGACCTCTGCGGAAAAATTATCGCTGACCGTATCTCGGTTCACGCCAAGAATCCCTGCAATTTCCTCGATGGTGCAGCCGCGTGCGGCAAGTTCCTCGACCGAATTTTTCCGCAATTCGGCCTTCGGTCTGCCACGCTTTCTCGGCTCAGGCTTCCGTCGTCTTGCCATTGATCTGGCTCCTGATCTGTGCCGCGACCTCGGCGGCAATGTGCGCTGGCGTCAGCCCGCCGTCCACCCACCAGTCCTCGAACGGACGAAGCTCGCCGTCGATTGCCACGCACACGTCCGGCGCGACCAGTTCGTACCCGGCGTCGCGGAGGATTCCACGCATGGCCGACCTGATCGCGGCGTTGCCCCGGTACAGGTCGTGCTCGACCGTGATGCAGTCGAACCGGACCGCGTCGAGTGGGAGTTTGCACAGCGCCTGTAGCGTCAGGCTGGGCGGCTCAAGGTCGAGAGAGAGGTATCCGATGCGACCGTCCGGCGCGAAGTCGTGGATGATCGCCCTCCAGTCCTGCGCGAAGAAGTCTCCGTAGACCGCGTGCGCCTTGCGCCCGGCGCAGAGCGCGTCGGCGTGCTCGATGTCGCAGAGGATGCCGCTCCACCCGGCGTCCTCAAGCGCCTTCGTATTGCTGATCCTGACAGGCTCGCCAGCGCCGATGTCGAGGTACGTCTTCCTCCGCGCCACCATGAGCGCGAACGCGTCCTGCCCCGCCTGACTGTTCGATGTGATTCGCATCCGTGTTGTCCTTCGTTGCGAAGTCTACTGCTCCGCTTCAAGCTCCACAATGCGCGCGCGCGTCGACACGATGTCCGCGTCGACGGAGCGCACCTCGTCCTCGTTGCCCGCGTCCCACGCGAGGTGGCGCGCCGTCTCGAGGCGCGCGAGTTTGTTCCGCGCAAGGGAGAGTTTCTCAGCGTTCGTCATGGCGTCCCCCTATCAGACGGGAACTTCTTCCCACTCAAGGCGACCGACCGCAGAGAACACGGTGCTGCTCGTCGTGTTCAGGAGCGCCAGCACGCCGCCCGGCGGGACGATGAGGCTACCGTCGAAGACCTCGATGCCGCCGTACGACGGCATCAGCGCCGTTCCGGCGATCGTGCCATAGGTCAGGCCGCTTGGCGAGGTGAAGCCTGATCCCGCGACGATCGTCAGGTTGTTCGTGAGTCCGGTCAGCGCCACATTGCCTGCGAACACCTTGGCGCTCGATCCAGACTGAAGGAGCGTCTTCGCGTTGTACGGGTTCGACCCTGTCGAGATCGAGCCGTTACCAACGGAGAGCGCCCAAACGAACACGCCGGGAGCAGCGCCAGAGGTGAGGTTGTTGGCGACCAGATTCAGCGACGCCTTGTTCAGCGCGAGGTTCTTGGTGTTGCCAGAGGGGTTGTACAGGCCGAGAATCGGGGTGGTCGTCGCGGTGAGCGTGATGGTGTTCGCCGAAAGAGCGATCAGCGATCCGTGCCCGCCGAAGAAGATGTTCCCCTGATAGTTCGCCTCGTAGAAGCCTCCATGCAGCTCCGAGACGATCGTGTCTCCGAGCGCGCCTGAGCGACCGTTCATCAAGGCGTTGTTGCTGCCCGCTGCGGGCTGTCCGACGATGTTCTGGTTGATCATGGCGTGTGTCTCAGTAGGAGTTGAAGCCCGTCACATTGAGCAGGACGCTTGCGCCCGTCGTGCCGGCGGTGTAGTTGAGCGCGGCGTTTGCCGAGCCGCGAAGGGGAGTCGGGAAGGTGAGCTGCTGTGCAAGCGTCATGCTCGCGGGGACGGAGATCGCGATCAGCGTGGCCGACGCGTCTTGGATCGTCAGCGTGGTCGCGGTCGCGTTGGTGTTCTGGTAGGTGATCTGCGTCACGCTCTGGCGGATGTCGGCTCCCTGCGCTGCGCGGATCGCCGTCTGCGTGGCCGTCGTGACGGTCGTGTTGACGACGAAGTCAAGGTCGCCCGGCGCGAACTGCTTGAAGACGAGTTGACCGCTTCGCGAGAAGGTCGCGCGCACCGCGTCACCAGCAACCACGGTCGCGGCGGGCAGCGCGGTTCGCACGATGCCGCCGACAAGCATCGGAACCGTCGTTGCCGCCGAGTCCTCGGCGGCGAGAGTGGACGCGCCGATCGCGCCGATGTTCATCGTCGGGGTCGACTGCGGAGACCAAGCCGCGAACGACTTGAGCGTGACGACCGCAACGGGCGCGCCGCTTCCTCCCGTGGTGACCTGAACGCGGAAGTAGCGGCCAGCGCACGGAAACACCCATTGTCCAACGGCGGTCGCCGTCGTGACGGGAGCCGCAGCGCCTGTCGTTGCCCACCCTGCAACCGCCGCCCAGGTCGTCGTGTCGTTCGAGACTTGAAACGAGATCGTTCCCGTGAATGTCCCCTGAAGCTGCACGACGACGGAATTGAATCCAATCGTGTCGAGCAGGATCACGGTTCCAGTTTGCGCGCCCGCGCGGGTAGCGATGTGCGTTTTACCGTCAGCGGGGACGACCTGACCCGCCTCGGTGAGCGAGAGCGTCGTCGGGGTTCCGTTCTGACCACGGCCCCAGATAGGTTGTGGAGCGTAGTCGTCCTCTGGAACGTCGATGACGACCTGAAGCGGGTCGCTCGCGTTCATCGAGCTCGTGTCGTAGACCAGCGTGAGCAGATTTCCAGACACGCCGCCGTTTCCTGCGGCGGGATCTGCGAAGTTGTAGATGATCTCGTTGTTCGTCTTGTTCGTGATGAGCTTCAGGCGGGTGATGTCGAACCCCTCGCCGAGGAACTCGATCGTCTGCGACGAGGGGTCGAAGACATAACTCGCGCGGTCGAGGACGATGTTCATAGTGCTGCCGCCATTGCGATTGCAAATGCCTTCGAGGAGACGGGGCTTCCGTTCGCCCTGATGCTGGAGCCTGCGGGCGCGACGAGGTTGAGGTCGCCCGTGGCCGACTCGATGGTTGCCGACGTGCCGTCGTGCGACAGGCGGACGAAATGGTTTGCGTTGGCGCTTCCCTCAGCGTAGAGATACAGGGTCGGGTGCGAGTGCGCGGTCGTGGGCTTTCGGTTGCTCGCACCGTTGCCGCTCTGCGACACAAGGCATATCGCCATCGTGTGGCTGATGTTCGGCCCGAACGGCGCGAAGTGGGTCACGCCTTTTCCGACGCCTGTGTTGTAGTAGGTGAGGAAGCACCCCGAGTTTCCGAGGTCGAGCGACTTCGATTGCACGACGGCAAGCGTGTTGTCGAACTGGAATCCAGAGTTTGTGTTCAGCCCTCCGGCACTGTCGATCGTCCCGACCTTCGCGTAGAAGTTGCTGGTCGTCAGGTCGAAGTAGATTCCGAAGTCGCCGCTCGGATGCGGCGCGGGCATGAAGTCGATTCGCCCGTCCGTCGTGTTGCGGATGAACTCGCCGTTCGGAGTGAACGTGAACTGCGCCGCCTTCACGTCCACGCCCGTCGCGTCGAGCGTCGTAGCGGTGACCGACACCGTGTCGGCAGAGTCGTCGATCGTGACCGACGTGCCGTTGCCAGCGCCAGCCGTGTCGCCGAGATACAGCGGGTTCACGCCCGTGTTGATGAAGTAGGGCTGCGGAGCCGTAATGCCCAGCGGGCCGACCGCGACCGAATCGCCGCCCGTCGCGAGCGTCGCCGTCGCCGTGCCCGCGTTGAACGCGAACGCCGCGCTGGTGGTCAGCGCGCCAGACGCGCGGTAGTAGACCTGACCGTCGCTGCCCGGCGCGATGAACTCCAGGGCGTTGCTCGAGGTGTTGATCGAGAGCGGCGACGTGACGCTGATCTGATTCGGCGACTGCGTCAGACCAGACGAGTTGCCGAGAAGCCGAGCGCTTGTGATGTCCTCGATCTTCGCCAGCGTCACCGCATCGTCCGCGATCCCAGCCGTCGCGACCTGCCCGAATCCAAGCGACGTGCCGCTTCGGCGAAGGACGTGGCCATCCGTGGCGGCCGCGATGTCCGCTGGGTTGCCCGTGCTGTTCGCGCTCCTGCCGATCACGGACAGCGCCGCGCTCTCGCGCAGCTTGTCGTCGGTCACGGCGTCCGTGTCGATCGTCCACGTCGCGCCGCTGCCGCTCACGACGATGTCGCCCTTGTCGCCGTCGCTCACGCCGCCCGACGCGCTGCCCGGTTCCCACTGCTGGAGCGAGTCGTTCCAAACGAGCGCCTGCCCCGCTGTCGGCGCGGTCGCCGCCACAGTGCGGCCGCGCAGCCCGTCGACGGTGGGATTCGGATACGACCCGGCAAGGTCGCCGCCCGCCGATCCTGTCGGAATGCTCGTCACACCGCTGATCGTGACGGTCGGCGTCACGGGAGACACCGTCACCGAGTTGACCACAGGAGAGATTGTCAGGTTGACGTTGCTCATCGCGTGACTTCGGGAAGCACCACGAACCCGCCGCGCACGGGCGAGATCACGACCGGAGGACTCGACGCATCGTAGAACTCGATGTCCCACACGCCCGTCGACGGCGCGGCGAGCGCCGCCGTCGCGGTCGATGACAGCGTGACCACCGCGGTAGACGCGGTCGCGCCCGGCGTGAACACGATACCCGCCGCCGGGGAACTCGTCATCGAGAAGATCGTCGCCGTCGACTCAAAGGTTTCGCGTCCCTGCACCCGCGCCTGATACCCCGTGAGGTCCGCGGCGTAGGTGATGGTGAGCGTCTCCGTCTGGCCTTGCTTGATCGTCCAGTCGTACTCAGCCATCGGAGTCCTCCACGAAGCTCGGCGGCACGCAGTACCAGCCTTCTGGGATCGACACGCGGTTCTCCGAGAGACGCCATTCCTTCGACGCGGGATCGACCGCGTAGACCCTGGCCTCAGTCCTTGGGCCGATCCTGATCGGACTCGCCTCCGGGACCAAGATGGTTCTGGTGCAGCCAGTCGCGGATGCGACCGCCAGCGCGGCGAAGAGCGCCGTGATCGCGAGGCGAATCCACTGCGCGATCTCCTCGCTCGACAAGCGAGACGAGCCACCTGACGAGCGCGCCGACGATGCCCTCGACGATCGAACGCATTCGGCCTCCAGACTAAGACGCGTCATCCTGCTTCTCCTCCAGCCGCCTGCGGAGAAGACGTATCTCCTCGGCGGCCGCAGCAAGTTCGTTCTTGATGTCGTGCCAGAAGCTGAACATCGGGCTGTCGGAGAGCAACTGGAGACGGTCGACCCTGTCGGCCGCCTTCATCAGTCGGTCCTGATACGCCTCCGACGCGCGCGCCCAGCCCGTGTCGCTCACTTGGCCCCCGCCTGCTCGCTGCTCACGCCGTTGTCACGCGCGAAGATCAGGCCGAGTCCGGCGACGATCGCGGCGACGAGCGCCGCGTAGTCGGGTTCGGTCGCGGGATTGCCGTCGAAGATCGCCTGCATGAGCGATCCCCCGGCGACGAGGATCGCGCCGACGCCTGCCAGAGTTGTCTTGTATGAACCCTTCATCGTGTCATTCCTTTCGTCGTAGTCGTGGCCGATCAACGTTCGGCCCTGTCCATCCGCCGTTCAAGCGCCTCGATGCGCCGCCTGATCTCCTCGATGGCCGAACGCTCGGCCGCCGCGGAGATCGCCGTCGAAGCCTGCGCCGACGCGAGGTCGGCCACGGCTCCCGACAGCGCCTCCATGTCCGCGCGCGCGCGGTCGAGCTGCTCGCCCTTCACGCCGAGCGAGTAGATCACCGCGCCGAAGCCGACCAGCATCGAGACGATCTGCCCGATGCCGACCATCGTCGCGACGGGCCGCGGCGGCCTGCGGTCCTGCTGCTGTTCCTTCTTCGTCTCGTCCATCGTGTCTGTCATCGGACCCGCCGAGCGCGTCCTTCAATCCTCGTCGCCCTCGCCGTCGTCCTCTTCCTCGTCATCGTCAGGGTCGTCCATCTCCTCGACCTTGGCAGCGACCCAGCGCATCAGGCCGACGACCGTCAGCCCGTTCCCGAGCGACGTCTGGTAGACGGTCGTCTTGCGTCGGCGCTGCTTCGTCCACACGACCATGATCGCGTCCGCGCCGACGACCTCGACCGCCTCGCGGCACAGGCGCGCCATCTCCGCGGCCTCGATGTCCTCGGCGCTCGGCGGCTTGACCTTGCGGTCGACCTTGGGCGGCTTCGGTTCGTCCGTCTCGCTCATTTCGCTGCCTCCAGCGAGAAGGTGGGGACGTAGTTCCCGCGCGTCTTGCCGGGCGGGACGTGAAGCCTGATGCCGACAGTCAGCCACCACGCG